GTAGAAATCAACATTGCTAGTAGTGAGGGAATCTGCACCGCTAGTAGTGTAGAAACCGACACTCTAACCATCAATGAACCATCAAAAGAACCACCAAAGAGAAAACATGGTCGCTTTACGCCGCCGAAGGGTGTGGCGATAGAGCCGTGGAAGGACTGGGTGGCATATCGTAAAAAGTTCAAGGCACCCACTACAGACCGCTCGCTTTTGTTAGTGGCAAACAAGCTGAAGGACTTTACAGAGGAGGAACAAAGACAAGCCATAGACATGGCGATAGAGTGCGGGTGGAAATCTGTCTTTCCAAAAAAACAAACACAAGACGCTGAGGGTGATTTTGAGATATGAACATACCGAGAAAAGAGGTCGAGGACTTCACGGATACAGACTTGCGGGAAATCTACGCGCAGGTCGAGGACGTTGATGTTGTCAGCATCGACGCATTTGAGGAGCAGTTCCTTGAGCGGCTAGAGGAAAGCCCCACCACCACGGGGATCGGGTTCCCATGGCCCCAAACCCACGATCAAGTCAGGCTCAGGCTAGGCGAAGTCTCGCTAGTAGCAGGGGTGAACGGCCACAAGAAAAGCACAGTCTTGAGCCAGATACTTTTATGGGCGGCCAAGGAGGTCAAGGTTGGGCTTGCGTCCTTTGAGATGGACATTGAGGACACGGCCAAGCTCATGGCGAAGCAGAGCGCGGCAATAGAAAACCCAACTAGGGACTTTGGCAAGCGGTTTGCGGCGTGGATGACTGATCGTTTTTATTGGTACAGAGTCCTTGGCGGTGTTAGTCCGATCCAGTGCCTTGGGGCTATCGTGGCAATGGCGCGGCGTGGCTGTAAGGTGATAGCGATCGACAACCTGCAATTTACTGGGGTCACGGAAGATGCTGAGCGGGAGCGGTTGTTTTTTAATCAGCTAATCGGGCTGGCCTCTGCCATGAAAATTCACATCTGTATTATTCATCACGTTAGAAAACCGCCGACGGGCGGTGACGAGTATGTGCCTACCCGCTTCGATGTCAGGGGTTCAAGCTCGCTGGTAGATCAGGTTCATTTGCTACTGATTGTGTGGCACAACAAGCGGCGCTCACGGATCAAGCAAAAGCAAGAGTACGGCATGACACTAAGCACCAAGGAGCAAGAGGTTATAAACGTGGAGCCTGATCTAAAGCTGATTGTGGCGAAGCAGAGAAAGGCACCCTTTGAGGGGACGATCCGGCTTTATGAGTCCAAGGGGCAGGCGTTCAGACATGGCGAACACGGCAAGACGCCGAAGATGGAGTGGCTATGAGCAGTTGGGATCATCAGGTAGGCGGCAATCACTACAAGCAGTTCAAGATACAGCCGCTAGAGTACGCGCTAGAGAACGAGCTGGGCATCTGCGAACACGCGGTGGTTAAGTATGTTTCTAGGTGGAAGGACAAGGGCGGCGTGGAGGATCTGAGAAAGGCCAGGCACTACATCGACTTGATGATTGACCATGAGATGAGGAGCGAATAATGCAGTGTTCATGCGGGGCGATGACTGTTTCGAGAGAGGAAACAAAAAACAAAGAAGTGGTAACGAAGTACGAGCAATGCCCGAAATGCGGCAGAGTATGCATTCGTTGGCGTCAGAATCAGGACAAAATGTTGGAAGCAAAGCGTGGCTGAGTTTTGGCTGGTCAGAAGCAAGCAGGAGCTTGAGCAGAGGCTGAAGTTTTTCCGGCAATGGCTTGAGCAGGAATGGAATTGGGAGGATGCCGTCCAGTGGAAGGTGTCGCGCTTCATCCCGAAAAGGTCGCTGTCTCAGAACGCACTGTTTCATTTGTGGTGCAGGGAGATGGCGGCGCACTTTACTTCGAGGGGTGCAGAAGTTACTGAAGAAAAAATGAAAATGCTGTTAAAATACAAATTCTTGGGGACTGAATCTATACAAATCAATAACACAGTCATCAAGGATCAGGTAAAGGAAACGAGCGGGCTAGACCGAGGCGAAATGATGCACTTTATGGATCAAGTGCAGGACTGGGCGCTAGATCACGAAGTTTACCTGACCTGCCCAGACGACTCAGAGTATATGAGGCTGAATCAAAAAGGGGGCTAAAGTGGATCACCCGTTACTGGAGTTCTGCGACACAGAGAAGCAAAAGCAGGTGATAAAACTCTGCATGGTGCAGGGCAAGTCTCAATATGAGGCCGCTGATATTTTAGGATTAAGCCGAGGTGCCATTAAACACCACGTTAAAGCTGTTAGGCAAAAGGCCGCAAAACGCGGATACAGTCCAGATCATGACATGAATAAGCCCGTCCCTGACGGGTTTGTTGTCTCTGGGGTTTCTACCTATTACAACGATGACGGCGTAGCCACAGGCCAGTGGGTTAAGTCTAAGCTAACGGAAGAAAACCGGCTCAAGGCTCTCAACGAGGCCATCAAGGAGGCGGTGTCGGATTATGAGGGCAAGGCCAAGCCCACGAAGCTAAACAAACGAAAAGCGCACGCAGATGATGTTCTGGTGGCTATCCCTATAGGCGACCCACACATCGGGATGTATGCGTGGTCAGAGGAGACAGGCGAGAACTTCGACACTCAGATCGCCCGTGATGATCTACTTAACGCCTCACGGAAATTACTAGATGCTACTCCGCACGCCGAGAAGGCGCTGATCTGCAACCTGGGCGATTTTTTCCACGCTGACAACCAGAGCAACCAGACAAGCCGCAGTAAACACGCGCTTGATGTTGACTCACGATGGGCCAGAGTGCTGAAGCTGGGGTGCATGATTATGGTGGATATGATCCATTTGGCACTCAAGAAATACCCGCAGGTAGAGGTCATCAACGCCATCGGCAATCACGACGACCATAGCTCAGTCATGTTGTCAGCGTTCTTAGCGGCCTACTTTACCAAAGAGCCACGGGTTGAAATTCACCCTACGGTTTCAAAGTTTAACTATGTGCAGTTCGGCAAGTGCCTGATCGGAGTGACCCACGGCGACACTGTAAAGCACGCAGACCTTGGCGAATTGATGGCAACAGACAAGGCTGAGGAGTGGGGAGCTACGGAGCATCGAATGTGGTTTGTAGGCCATATCCACCATTCACGAAAAACAGAGTTGAGAGGATGTACGGTAGAATCGTTTAGGACGCTCGCCGCCAAAGACGCCTGGCACGCAAGTAAAGGCTACCGCTCAGGCCGAGACATTACGGCGCTGGTACTGCACAAGGACTTCGGAGAAGTGGCGCGGTATCGGTGCGACATCCGCATGGCTAGATGGGGGAACTCAGAGTGATGCTTATTGCCGCAGAACTTCCCAAGGACAAGGGCATGGTGGTGTTCCTGCCAGCGACTATTGGCGGGTGCATTACTGATATATCGGACAAAAACCACACGGTTGTTTATACAGACACGTTCCCAGATGGCGTGACGGTAGCGATGCCCGTCAGCGATTTCGTAGAGGCGTGGCATACGGCGCTTTTTTTTGAAGAAAATGAAATTGAATTTACTCCAGAAACGATGTCCGAAGTGCAACACTGAAACCCTGCCGATATTCCTTGAGGAGATAGGCGGCAGGCTTCACGGTTGGTTTTGTATACACTGTCAATTTTTTGACAAGGCGATAGGCCGAGAAAGACGGTTTACCAAGGAACACGCGAACGATGGCGGTTAAGCGCGACTCAGCAGACATCTGGTTTAGCAAGGCGGTACGCGCCAGGGATGGTGAGTGCGTGGTTTGCGGCAAGCTGGAGACGCTGGAGTGCTGTCACATATACGGGCGGCGCAACAAGGCTGTCCGCTGGTCAATGGACAACGCGATCACGATGTGTCACTACCACCACCGCTGGACGACAGAGAACCCGCTAGAGATGGCAAGACTTTGTGAGCAGTTGCTAGGTGCGGGCCACATGGAAATACTGAGAGAAAAGAGCCTTGCTATCTTTAAGACAACCAGACAGGTACGGGCAGAGATAGGCAAGCATTACAGGCTAGAGGTTAGGCAGAAAGAGCTTGACCCTGATTATGAGATTATAAGTTACAACTAGGTTATAGCGAACGATTATAACTGTAGGCGTTGATTCTGGGGGTGTGTTGATATACGTTAAGCCGCAGGAGGATGCGAGATGTCATACGAGCCGTTATCAAATCAGATGTTAGACACGTTTGTTAGCCAGAAGTACCACTGGAAGTCGCTCAACCATGAGCAACAGATGGCTATGGCTGTTGAGGTAATCAAGCACAGGTACTTGGAACAGCAGTATCTGGAGTTTATTGACATAGTTCTGGGCGACAAAGAAGCGTTCAGAAAATACAGGGAGCTGATAACTAATGAGTGACTTAGGGGTAGCAGTTGGTTGCGCGTTTATCGCGCTATGTGCATTGGTGGGAATGTCTGGCGACTATGAAGATCGCAAACAAATGGACGCTCACTACTGCGAGATGGTGCAAATGCACAAAGATTCTGGGGGAGAAAACGGATGGCCCGATTACAAGGGAATTTATCAGCACTGTCCTTAAAGTTTCACGACAGCGCAGATGTCAATTTAGCAATGCAAGCCGCTACTCAGGCGGCAGAGAGAACAGGCCAGGACATGGCAATACAGCAGGACTTGTCTGTTGTGCCATTCAGTCAAGCAAAAGAGCCGCCACTAGAAATTGTGAGATGCCCGCCTGCTCTAAGGAGACCCACAAGGCCAGTTATTTACCGGAACAAAACATAAATGACCCCCGTTACTCCGATGGCGAGCCGTGGCGTCAAAAGATTTGATGAACGCGTGGGGGACTCATAGAGCGCAATTAAATCAACCACGGCACTCTAACTAGCTGTACAATCACAGGACGGTGATTTGGGTTCGTTGCTCTTCATCGAGGTCGGGGTAGTTGGCGCTACCCCTGACCGTTCTACTCTGTTTTCTGATAACCTATTATTATGAGACAGATTGCGGTTATAGACTGGAAAGTTATAAGCACTGGCGAGATGCCTGATGAGGAAGGCACCTATCTGGTGGCCTTTGATGACGGCACAGTGGAGTCCTTTCCGATGGATACCGACGATCTAGTGAGTGGGCAAATCAGAGCAGGAGCGGCACGCGGAGAGTATTGGGCCAACCCAATCCCGCACCCCAATGCGTAATGGCAAAGACAGACGCACACGTTAGAAAGCAAGCTAGGAAGGAAGAGCTACGCACCTATCTATCGAATAGGGGCAAAGTAGACTATGTGCTTGACAACATTGAGAAAATCGAAGGCTTGGACGTAAGCTCTGCGGATTTCCAAAAGGAACTGCTAAAGCTCAAAACAGCCAATGAGCAACGTATACGCCTACTCAACAAGTATCTGCCAGATGCGAGAGAGGACATCCAAGAGGTTACGGACTTGCCGCCGCTAGTTATCAAGCTCGCTGACAGTGCAACTAACTAAACCTCAGACAGACATCTTTACCAATCAGGCACGCTTCAGAGTGGTAGTAGCTGGGCGTCGATTCGGCAAGACCTTTCTCTCAACAGCAGAACTTATCAGAGCGGCGCTGAGTGGTGACGGCAAGAACTGTTGGTATATCGCGCCTACCTACAAGGCGGCTAAGGAAATCGCCTGGGGGATGCTGATAGAGGCAATCCCATCCGAGTACATCACCAAGACCAACGAGACAGCACTGAGCCTGCATCTGGCTAACGGGTCAATCATCAGCCTCAAGGGGGCAGAGAAGCCTGATAATCTTCGCGGACGCGCACTGGACTTTTGTGTCCTTGACGAGTTCGCCGATATGCGGAAAGAGGCGTGGTTTGAGGTTATCAGACCGTCACTCTCAGATCGCAAAGGGTCAGCCATATTTATCGGCACCCCTAAAGGCCGTAACCACTTCTATGATCTTTGGACTAAAGGGGTTGATAAGGACGCGGGCTGGTCATCGCATCAGTACACCACGCTACAAGGCGGGAACGTAGACGCCAATGAGATCACTGCGGCAAAGCAGGACTTGGATGAGCGCACGTTTGAGCAGGAGTATGAGGCCAAGTTTGTTAATTACTCAGGGGTCATTTACTACAACTTCAGCCGCGAGCAGTCAGTAGTCCGTTATCGCGGTGAGCCTGACCGCATATTAATCGGGATGGACTTTAACCTTGATCCCATGTCGGCGGTGGTAATGACGCGCAAGGGGAACACCCTCCATGCGTTTGATGAGATTGTGATCTTCGGCAGTAACACTGATGAGATGGCCGACGAGATACGCAAGAGATTTGGCACCAAAAATGTTACGATATACCCCGACCCTGCGTGCCGCCAACGCAAGACATCAGCAGGCGGGCGCACTGATTTGTCGATACTGCAAAACGCAGGCTTTGAGGTAAAGGTTAGAAACTCGCACTCAGCGATAAGAGACAGAATTAACGCAGTCAACTCAAGACTGCGATCAGCGGATGGCGTGAGGCAGTTGTTTGTTGACCCAAAGTGTAAGAAAACCATTGAGTCACTTGAGCGTCAGACGTACAAGGAAGGAACCAGTCAGGTCAACAAGGACGGGTTCGATCACATGAATGACGCGCTGGGGTATGCAGTCGATTACTTGTTCCCCATCCGCAAGCAATTTGAGGCTCCTGCGCCTCAACGGTGGACTTGATGCTTATTAACCATGATATTGAGTACCAGCACCCAGACTACGAGAACAACGTAGGCCGCTGGGAGTTTTACCTTAGAAGCTACATGGGCGGTGCTGATTACAGTGAGGGCAACTACCTCACGGCATATCTCAACGAGGACAGCAAGGCGTACAACCGCCGCCTAGAGTTGACCCCGATAGATAACCACTGCCGTAATGTGGTGCATATCTATTCCTCCTTCTTGTGGCGCATCAGCCCAACGAGAAACTTTGCGGGCATGGAGGGAAGTCCCGACCTTGAGGCGTTCTTGGATGATGCTGACCTAGACGGTCAGAACTTCAATAGCTTTATGCGACAGGCGCAGATTTGGTCATCGGTCTACGGCCATGTCTGGATCATGGTGGATAAGCCGCAATCCAATGCAGGCACAAGGGCCGAGGAGCTTGCCCAGGGGCTTAGGCCATACGTCACGCTTATCACGCCTGAGAACGTCTATGACTGGCGCTGGGAGCGACAACCATCGGGACGGCATGAGCTAACCTATCTCAAGGTCAGGGAGTCCGTACACCGCGTTGACGGCACTACCACGGTGACCTATTTCCGCGAGTGGTACAGAGACACAATCAAGCTGATTCGTTATGACGGCGCTGAGTCGCAGGTCATTGAGGAGATTGATAACCCCATCGGTGTCATTCCTGCTGTGTATCTGCCTGCCAATAGGTCGGTAGTCAGGGGCATCGGTATCTCTGACATCTCAGACGTTGCCTATATGCAGAAGGCGATTTATTCGGAACTCAGTGAGATTGAGCAACTGATCCGCATCTCTAACCATCCGACGCTGGTTAAGACCTACGACACGGACGCCAGCGCAGGCGCGGGGGCTATCATCAACATTGCGGACGATCTGGACGCAGGATTGACGCCTTATCAGATGCAACCATCAGGGGCCAACCTAGATGCCATCAGAGCCTCTATAGCGGACAAAATCGACGCGATCAATAGGATGACCCACATGGGTGCCGTTCGTGGCGCTAAGGAGCTTACACAGAGCGGTGTGGCTATGCAGACGGAGTTCCAGATGCTCAATGCCAAGCTGTCTGAGAAAGCCGACATCCTAGAGCTAGCTGAGGAGCAGTTGTGGAGCTTCTACTGTAACTGGCAGGAACATAACACCCATGAGGTACAGATTAGCTACCCCGACTCGTTTGACCTTCGTGATTACGCTCAGGAGTTGCAGTTCTTGCAACAAGTGCAAGCTGGTGGCGTTCGCTCTGAGACACTCCGCAAGGAAGTTGATAAGCAAATTGCCGATCTTGTCCTTGATGATGAGGCGCTTGTCACCGCCCACACGGAGATAGAGCAAGCTAGGGCCGCTGTCGGGCAATTCGCCCTGCCAGAGTCACCCGTAGATGGCGGCTGATGTCGATCATCTTAATGCGGTCATCACAACCGCAGAGGAGCATCAGCGCCGTATGGCAAGCGCACTGGCCACGCTGGAGCAACGGATTGTCCAGCTTTTGTCCGGCGCTCCCCTGACAGATGGCAAGCTCTTTGACCTTGAGTGGGCGATTGAAGCCAGGACACAGCTTCGGCAGATCATACAGGCAGAGTATCTTGAGACAGTTGATGAGATTGTCAGGGATTATGCGGCGATTTCTACGCAAGCTGAGACGATGCTTAGAACCTACTCTGACGTTGTAAGGCTTGACCCCAATGTAGTCAGCCAGCTTCAGCAGTTGACGTTTAACGGCTTTGAGGCGCTAGGCGATGACTTCGCCGAGGTGGTCAGCAAGCAAATCTACGAAAGCACACTCACGGGGGCTACGTTCTCAGAAGGCGTTGAGCGCATCCGTAATTCAGTAGAGGCCGATCTAGGCAGATATGCGTCTACTGCGTTACATGACGGCCTGATGGACTTTGATGCGTCCATTAACACCAACATGGCGCTAGAGGCAGGCGCACAGCGTTTTAAATACTACGGGCCTGATGACGCCAAAACCCGCGAACATTGTGATAAATTCGTAGGCAAGACGCTCACCCTTGAGGAGATTGAAAGGGCGTGGGCTGGCGAATGGTCAGGAAAGCGAGAAGGCAGTCCGTTTGTTGTGCGTGGTGGCTATAACTGCCGCCACAGATTCAGAGGCGTTTTTAGCTAAGGAGGCAACAATGCCGTACCATAAGGGCAAGAAGAAAAAGAAAAAATCCAAGTAATTTGATAAACTAACCAGACTCCATTGGAGGTTCGTTACATGAGCGAAGAAGTCATGGAAGTAGAAGGCACTGAGGCCGTTGAGCAACCCGTTCAAGAAGCTCAGGATGTAAAGACGTTCACGCAGGAAGAACTTGACCGGATAGTTGCGGATCGAGTTGCACGCCAACAGCGGCAATTTGAGAAGAAGCTAGAAGGCATTGACTTGGACGAAGCACGCTCGCTTTTGAGTGAAAGGCAAAGCGCCGAGATCGAAAAGCAAAAAGAGCGTGGCGAGTTTGAGAATATTCTCAAGCAGACCGTCGAAAAGAAAGATCAGGAGATTGGCGCGTATAAGGCGCGGTTAGAGCAGACGCTAGTCGATGGCTCTCTGTTATCAGCCGCCGCTAAGAACGGCGCAGTATCCCCTGAGCAAGTCAGTCAGTTGTTACGCGGCTCCGTTTCGCTATCTGAAGATGGCACCGTAGAGGTTTTCGATAAAAACGGGACGCCACGGTACAACGACAATGGCGAACTGCTAACGGTTGAAGAACTGGTGGCAGACTTTTTGACAACGAACCCGCACTTTGTGAAGGCATCGCAAGGTGGTGCAGGATCAGCGGGGGCAGTTGGTGGTTCTACGCCGAAAACCTTAACGGCGGCTGAAATGTTGGCTAACTACGAAAGCGGTGGGCGTGAGGCTTTCCGTGAGATGCAGTTAGCAAAGAAAGCAACCCGCTAACTTAAAAGGAATTTAGCAATGGCTAATGAAACTACTTCAACAACTTTAGACGATCTGTTTGCGAATATTATCCTGCAAGCACGTTTCACTGCTGAGGAGCAGTCAATCATGCTGGGCCTCGTTACCCGTTACGACATTGGTAACGTAGCTGGCAAAACCGTACAGGTGCCGAAGTATCCCGCAATTACGGCGGCTGACCTCACTGAAGGCACTGATATGTCTGCAACTGAAGTCTCAACTTCTAGCGTAACCGTCACCGTTGGTGAGGTTGGCTCGCAAGTTGTTCTGACTGATATGGCGGCGTTTGGCGCTGGCAACCCTGCCGCTGAGCTTGGTACTGTTCTGGGTAACGCTATCGCTACCAAGATGGACACTGACTTGATCGCTCTGTTTGACGGCTTTAGCACTTCTCTGGGTGCTACCACTCAAGAGATCACTGTTGCTGACATCTTCAACGCGGCATCTCGCTTGAAGGCGGCCAAGGCTCCTGGTCAATACTCAGCAGTCCTGCACCCGTATCAGGCTTACCAGTTGAAGGCCAACATGACCAACACGTTTGCAAACCCCAACGGCGGTGATTTGCAGAACGAGGCCATGCGTACTGGCTTTATCGGCACGGTAGCTGGCGTCAACATTTACGAGTCAGCCAACGTGTCTATCGACGGCTCTGGCGATTCTAAGGGTGCTGTATTTGCTCCCGAAGCTATCGCTATCGCCATGAAGCGCGACTTCAACATTGAGACTGAGCGTAACGCATCACTGCGTGCGTTTGAGTTGAACGCTACTGCCGTCTATGGCGTTGCAGAGCTTGACGACTCTTACGGTGTTGAAATGTACTTCGACTCTGGACTCTAAGGTAATACGCGCCCCTTCGGGGGCGCTTTCCTTTAGGTAAAGTCATGGCTGTTATCTATCGTGGTGAGCGTTTTGAGGATTACAACGTCCCCAAGCGAACAAGAAACCACCCATCGAAGAGCCATGCGGTACTCGCCAAGAAGGGCGACAGAATTAAGCTGGTCAGGTTTGGAGCGCAAGGGGCTAAGACGTACCCGCCGACAGATGGCGAAAGCGCACGAGACAAGGCCATGAGACGAGCGTGGTATGCCCGACACGGTGACACGCTAAAAGGCGCGACAGTATTTGATCCTATCTACTGGGCGGCGCGGGTGAAATGGTGATCTGATGGCGTTCTCTACTGATTGGAATCTGCAAGAAATCATCCCCGACATCTTAGACTTCGGGATTGATAACTTCATTGAGGAACACGCCAGGGCGCAGGCAGAGCTAGAGCGCGAGATTAGGAACAAGTGGTGGCACCGCACTGGACGCGATGGAGAGATGGATACAAGCCTTCTCACGGAGTCTCAGTGGACGAAGGCCAATGCCTACCTTGTGCTTTGGAAGTACGCACTGCCGAAGCTCACGAACTGGGTTGATAACGACCGCTTTCTGCAAATGATCGACTTCTACCGCGTCCGCTATGGTGAGGAGGTAGAGGCGGTTTTTGCTGACGGTGTTGAGTATGACTACGACGAGGACGGCACGGTTCAGGATGATGAGAAGTTGCCGAAGCCTCTGAATAGGCTAGATCGCTAATGCTTCAGTTCTTGGGCGGTGCGGCTGTCCGTGGGCTACTGATTAAGTCCCTGCGTGATGACGCTGTTGGGGATGTTGTCGATAACGTGAACGTCAGCGTTACGATGACCCCAAAAAACCCGACTAAGATAACCAAAGACCTTGCCGACAAGATTAACGCCAACAAGCGCCGAGCGTTGAGCATTACGGCGATGGAAGGCATTAACATCATTGAGGACAGGACTAGCAGGGGGCAGGGTGTAGATGGCCCGTTTAAGTCCTACACGCCTCAATACGCGGCATTCAGAGCTAAGAACAAGCTAAGCACTAAGCCTGATCTGTCTGTTACGGGGCAAATGCTGGCGTCAATGACGGCCTCAAGGCCCACCAGCAGTTCGGTCACGTTGTTCTTTAGAGGCGCTAACAATGCCCGCAAAGCGGCATTCAATAACCAGTCACGGAAGTTCTTTAGCTTTACTCAGAGAGAGCGCCGTACACTGCGAAACATCTTTAAGAAGCGTTTGCTATGAGCGTCAGAGAGAACATCGCCAAGAACATCGTGACAACGCTGAAGGGCGCAACAACGCCTGCGCGGATCAAGTACGTTACGCGAGAGCCTTTTGAGTTCGATAAGATCAGCAACGCGCAGTTTCCTGCCATCCTGGTCAGGACTGCAAACGAGGATCGTGAGGATTCCACTATTGGCGGCTCTTTAGCCAAGCGCATGGGGACGATTGACTATCAGCTCGTGTGCTTCGTTAAAGCAAAGAACATAGACACCGCTCGCAATAACATTGTCGAGACGGTAGAAGAATCTCTGGACACAGACCGCACCAGAGGCGGCTACGCTATCGACACGCAGATCGTTAGCCTTGAGGCCGACGACGGTAGTATCGACCCAATCGGCGGGGTTATAATTACCGTCCGGATTCTTTACTCATTTACACGCGGCACCACCTAAGAGGAACACAACATGGCAAGCAGTGCAGGAAGTAGCGGCGTCTTTAAGATTTCGCAAACAGACGGATCAGAAGCGGCTGTAGCCGAAGTCCGTTCCTACAGCTTTGATGTAACGGCTGACACGATTGAGAAGTCAGTCATGGGCGATACAGCGCGGGAATATCTCGCAGGCTTGAGCAGTAGCACGCTCTCAGTTGAAGTGTACTGGGATCAATCAGACCAGGATGCGTTTGATGAGCGGGCCACGGTCTACTGGGAGATTTATCCCACTGGAACGGGTACGGGCGAGAAGTATTACCACGGCTCAGGCATCGTGACTGGCAAGACCATCTCAGCGGCGTTTGACGGCATGGTAGAGGCTTCTTTCTCTATCCAAAACAGCGGGG